TGGGAGACAAACTCTGGATCGTACATACCGTTCTCTACCTCCCGTTTAACTACAATGCCTGACCACCACTCTTTGTTAGCTTGACCTGCCCAGCCCTCTGCTGCTCCCTTGTAGCACCCTGCGACCAAACCGATAACTCCATTAGGATGCGAAGCGTCTTTAAACTTAAGATCACGTTTATGGCTATGACCACAAGTAGAACTATGATGCCTGTGAGCCAGTAGTGCATTAGCATGGTGCATACCAGACATAGCAGACCCAAAGTTGCCACTACTAAAGAAGTGAGCGTATGAGACCCCATCGTAATCAGCAATCGCTGGAGCGGAGTTTTCATACTCATGGTACTCGTCGAACCACCTGTTCGCCTGTAGGTGGTCGAAAGATATGCCATACTTCGAGCCTTCAAGTCGAGGATCGTGTTTGATAGCTTTCTTAATCCTGTTCTCATGGTTCCCCTCAAACCCTATGTAAGCTGGTCGTTTTCGTCGGTGATGTCTAAACTTCCATCGAATACGCTCTTGTGCATCGTTGTAGTGTTCAATGTCTGCCTCGTAGCTTTGACTGACGATTGCCTCTGGGTAACGAGTGTCAAATGTATTTAATGACCGCATGTCAGCGCCATCACCCAAGTCAACGACATAATCAGGCTTGAGGTCATACAAGAACTCTCCTAACCAGTTGAACCTCTCGTTACTCACACTGGGATCAACGTGAGCGCACGAGAAGACTACTACTGTCTTACTCATCCCCTAACTCCAACTCTAGTTCGCTTAGAGCAACACTGATATGAAACCCAAGCTCCTCAAGCTGGTCTTTACTAAGCTGCATTAACTGTGTCAATAGACTGTTTACTTCAACCATTCGTCGGGTATCCTCTTATCTGCGTAGGTGAAACCGTACTTATCGCACCAGTCACCATATGTTGACTTAGCGCCCTTGTTTAATTTTGCCCTAGAGTTACTAAAGACAAAACGTATATCAAGGTCAGGGTGTTGTTCCTTGACCTTCAAGTGCTTCTTTCTATCAGCGGCTACAAACCTCCCCTTTGACTCAACTATAATACCATTAGGTAAAATGAAGTCAGGGGTGTAAGTCTTGTTCTCAAGTAGGGTCCACTTAATCTTTAGTGTCTCATACTCGAAACTTACACCCCGCTTCTTTAAGTCAACGGAGATGTCATCCTCTAGTCCTGATCTATAGCCATTCCTTAGAGCGTGTCGCCTTCGTTCACTGGTGGTAGCCACATCTCCCCCTCTTTACGTCTAAGCCAGAGTAGTCTGGCGTTTTCTATTGCAAGGTCCATATCTTCCCCATATGCCTTTAGACAGGTTTCCCAAAGGCTGTGTTCTGTGTAGCAGTCAGCCAGAAGTTTCTCTGCCTTCTTGGGGCCAATTCCCGGTACACCCTTTATGTTGTCAGCGGGGTCTCCGGTTAACAACTGGGTATAAAAGAACTTAGTCCCTGACCACCAATCCACTTCAGACCACCCCTTTGTAAAGTTGTAGTGATAACAGGGTATCTGTAGCATGTCCTTGTCGATGGACGCCACAATGGTTGTAGGGCCATACTTAGTTGCAGCTATGCCAATTAGATCATCTGCCTCCTCCCCATCGCTAACTACTGCTGAGTAACTATCAATAAGGTATTGCCTAGTTAGTTCTAGGTACTTTGGCCTGTCCTTACCCTGCCTGTTCTCTTTGTATGGGGCAGCTTTTGCTATCTCGTACCTGAAGTTGTTCTTGCCAGTAAGGTAAACTATGTAGTCATTAGAGCTTACGGGAAATGTGCAAGTTGCTTCCAGCACATCCCCCATAATCTCCTCTGTCTTATTTATAGCATCTGAAGGCAAGTCCTTATCTTTTGAGGCGGCTGCTTGATAAGCAATTATATCACCGTCTATAAGAACCTTTCCACCTTTCATCAAAAACCCCCAAACACCATTTGACCATCATCCTTTTCAAAGGCAACATCTTCTACATAAGCAAAGCCGATAGCCCTAGTGAAGTCGCCATACGCTCGGCCTAAGCTGTACAGATCGTCTATGTCACTCCTGACCATAGTTACACTGCCAGTAAAACCGTCTTCCTCTTTGTCGTTTTTAACAGTCATTGTGAGTTCCATGTGTTATCCTACCATAAACAGTTGATCGTCTTCTGTCGGCCCACCCTCAGAGTAGGGGACGTGGTTAGTAACCCCAATATTCAAGAGGCGAACCCCCGAACCATTAGAGTAGGTGTCAAACTGGACCTTGGCCTCAGTCCCATTACCAAGTGGACCATCCTCACTAAAGACCCAAGCTCGTTTATTATCGACCCCCTCAGTTAGATTCACGATACCCGGCGCCCCTCCGTAGTCCTTCTCAAAGGGTTTACCATTTCGGTCTGTAAACGTCTTGATGTCCGTTACGCCACGTTTTAGCTTCATATACTTACCAATGCCAAATTGGGCATCCCCGTCAATAATTCGTGGGTTGTCCATAACTATAGGCTTTAGTCCATCTTGGAGAAGCTCCTCAATCTGAGACGGGTCAGTGAAATAAGCCTGTACAATGTACTGGCCCCCTTTGTCGGCAATGCTCTTTGCGATACGGTTTCCGCGGGGGTCTCCGTAATCGGCGTTCTCAGGGAAAACCTTAGCATATTGCAGTACCATATCCATCGTGTATTTAGTCATGTGTCGAGTTCCTCGCATGTTTCCATATAATATAATACATACCTAAATCCTGAAAAGTTTCCAAGATTCAGACATTTAATTACAACTTAGTGAATATCGGCGTAACTTTTACCGAACTGCACATCAGTACCCAAAGGTACGTTTAGTTGTAAATCCTTGTTTAGTAAGTCCATAGACCTTTTCATCGTAGTTTCTACAAGTTTTTCCTCCCCCATCTTTACTAGGGCAATGACCTCATCGTGAAATTGCCCAATAACTTTTACCCCGCCCTTTCTGCACTCAGAAACCCAAGTGTCAAAACAGAAAACCCCAGTACCTTGGTTCAACGTGGAGAACTTATCCTTCTCGTTACGAAGAGCGTACCAGAACCTAGAAACGGGGTTCCATAACCAAAGACTGTCGATGCACTCCTGTGTCTTTGTGTCCTCTGCAACCTGAGTGACTGCCTTGTTACGTTCCCAGAAGGCATCTAACAACTCCTTGGCCTCAGTCAGCTTCATGCCTGTCTCACGGGCTAGTTTAGACGCCCCTATACCATAGGTGGCACTGTAGTTAACCACTTTGTAGTTTTTACGAAGTGCTTTGAGGCTACGCTCCCCGGAGTTGTGTAAGTCTATGTCCTCTTGTGTTATGACCCCTGCAAACTTTGCCAAGTCTAAGTGGGGGTCAAAGCCCTCTTTGCTCATCTCCTCAACGTACTCTGGGTCATGCGGTTGCATGTAGTGTCGTTTTGTAGTGTCCTCCAAGGAAGTCATATCTGCTCCACACAAGACATAATCGTCTGGACAGATAAGACACCCTCTGATTTCAGCACCATAAGGTTTTTCCACACCCGGTAAGTTTACCAATGGCTTGGCGTGTCGAAACCGCATAGTGTTAGTGAAGCCAGCAATACTAGCTTGAACATAACCATCTCGTTGAGCATTTAGCATCCCCTTAATAATACCAAGCCTGTGTGACAATACGGATAGACCGTCTAAGATAGCCACAGCAGGGTCTTTGTTAACCAACTTTAAGACTGACGGGCAAAGTTCTCCATTGACAGTCACTTGCTCGACACTCCTATCAGGGCTGTTGTTTGTACCCTTAACAAACTTAAAGGAAGTGGGTTCCCACCCAAGGCTTCCCAACCACGCTTTTACCTGTGGTGAAGAGTTGGGATTAGCCCTCTCTCGTTTGTGGACAACGCGCAAACTAACTGTGGTGGTAGGAACCTTGTACTCAGCACAGAGGTCAAGCCAGTTTTCTCCAGCAACAGACATATCTCCGTTCTTCTTCCACATCTTATCCTCAGATGGCTTGATGGCTTCTTTGTACTTTACAACCTCTGGCATAGCATCCGCTAGTTGGTTAATCTTATCAGCTTTAAGTTCCTCCCACTCGGCTAAGTATCCCTCAGCTTTTGCTACGTCTAATTTCCACTGTAGCCCCTCCTGCTCTGCCGCACAGTCCATCTTAAACGTGAGGTAGTCCAACAGTCGCTCTTTGTCCTCTGGCTGATCTTTATACAACTTACCTAGCTTGCGGCTGAGGTCTTTCCATAACTTAGAGTTGATCTTAACGTCCTCTTGGCAACGGTGTTTATAGTCCTCAGCAGAAAGGTTTTCCCAATCTGTAATCTTTGGCTTAGGTACACCATACTCTTCCCCATAAAGGTCTAGGTTGTGACGTGTACGATGGTGGTCTATGTACCAAGCGACAGCGAGGGTGTCTATCAACCGGGCCTTAACCTTAATGCCCAAGACACTTTCCACCGCTGGTACGTCAAATCTGACAATGTTATGTCCAATGAGAGTGTCATCCGCCATAAAGAACTCACGCATCTCGTCGTAATCGTGTGTGGAATTAACTGTTTCACCCAAGTCATCGGACCAAGACAAGACGTGTATCTTTGTGCTGTTTAAGCCATCTGTTTCAATATCGAATATTCTGTTCACTCATTCACCTCTCTTAGTTTAAACGTGTCCGTACTAAAGCGGAGTTTCCCAGCGACACCCTCGACAGATGCAGGACGATTCTTCTGAACTACAATAGAAGTAGTGTTTCTGTCAATCAAGGTATCAGCTTCCTTATCACGAGATAGGTCAATCAAAACGCTGGCCCTTTGTGCAATCATTCTGCAATACTTGGGGTCTCCCTCTTCGTTAGTGTGGGCAATGGTGACAATACCAACATCAAGTTCGGCAGCTAACTTCGATAGTCGAATTGAAAGGTCAGCCAACATACTCTCCTTGCTATCGTCAGAACTTCCCACAACTACGTCTTGGATAGGCTCAAAGAATATGTACTTACATTCACAAGCCTGACTAAAGTAACGTATCTGATCGCACAACTCGTTGACCCCTTGACCATCTTGCAGGAAGAATTGATACAGTAGGCCGTTTTCTGTAAGACTGGTGATAGTCTCTTTAACAAGCTCTGTAGCCCCCTCCTCTTCGATGAGGTCACGCCGTGTAAGGTTTAGGTCAGCCTCGTAAGACACTAGGCCCAACAAGCTGCGTAACTTAGTCTCCTCCAAGTGCCAAGTGGCAATGGGGATACCTTGCTTGAGCATGTTATACTCCAACAGACGCATAACCTCAGTTTTGCCTATGCCCGTGGGGGCCTTAATAACAGTGAAATGCCCCTGCATCAAACCAAGTATCTTCTCATCAAGAGCTTTAATCCCGGTTGGAACATAGTTGTGAGAGGGCGAGTTCTCGAATAGGTCAAGAAACTGCTCCGTTGTGTTTAGTACGTTATCTGGGACGTACTTTGAGGCATTGAACCAAGCGTTGACAAACTCTTTAGACGCACCTCCAACTAGGAAGTCGTTAGCATCCTTAAACTTGTTGTGGGATACCCGAAAGACTTTGGATGGGAACATCTTACAAATCTTATCAGCAATCTCATTTCCAGCCTTATCGTTATCAACGGATAGAACCAAGCGGTCGAAGGAGTCCAAGTACGGCTTGCAGACCTCCCATAACGACTTGCTTGGGGTTGCTGAGGGCAAGGACACAACAGGGGATATGTAACCATCACGGTTGTTTAACATCTGATAAGCCGATAACGCATCAAGCTCACCTTCCGTGATAGTCAAAGTCTTAGAGCAACCAGCGGTGAAGAAATTCATGCCGAATAACTCATCGGTTTTGAAGCCCTTTGACACATAGAAGTCCTTGTCCTTTAGGTCACGGGTTTTAATTCCACCGGAGGGGTACACATACTCCTGTTTAGCTCCCTTGTTGTAGGTCTTTACGTTATAAGTCTCCATAGTGCGCTCTGAAAGACCTCGCATTGGAAGGTATTCCCCGTCACCGCTCTTCCTGATAACCTCCCTAACCGGGCTAGGCTCTGCGTCAAACAAATCGTCGTCCTCTCTATTAACTGTCCCCAGTGGGGGGTACTTCTTGGCAACCCAATCAAACTTGGGGCTATTGGATGGGTAGTTTGACCTGCAAGAAAAGCAGAAGCCAAACCCCTTAGTGTTGTAAGAAAACGCATCACTACTACCACAGTCAGTATAGGGACAAGGTAACTTTTGTATGCTCTCGTGCTTCTCTTTAATCATACTAGAGTCTCTTTCTTTACTGATCTACCTTAACGGAGGGCTTAACAAAAGGGGTACATATATATATACATACCTTAAACCCATCTTGTTTCCATACCAAATCAAACTTTTCTGAAGTGTTGCTATAATGGAACAAGGTCTCTCAGCTTATCTAAAAGTTTCTTTTCCCTCTTGGAGATAGCTGACTTATTAACCTGCATAAAATCAGCAATCTCTTCCATCGTCATATCCTCCACAAACCTCATGTGTATATACAGGCTCTCTGCATCGTTTAAGTTTTCATTTAGAACCAACTTAAATTTATCATTAAAGTCCTTTTGTTCGTACTCCCCCTCGTAAGAGTTTCCGACCATGTGACCAGCTTCTAGACTTACCATCTCGGCCTTTAACGTGTTTCTAAGGTGATCTATACCCTTATCACTCCAAGTGTGTTGGTCCCCTAGCGATTCAATGTCTAGCCCCCTGACTAAAGTTCTCGAAACAGTGGACGTAGGTATCTGTACTGGAAATAAGTCTAGGTTAAGGTAGTCGTGCATCCTGCTGTTAGCTCGCCTATATAACGTACCCCAGTGGTCAGAGGCTTGCTCACCTTCACTCTCCAACTTTTTTATAACCTCTAAGCACTCTAATACACCTTCACTAACCAAGTCATCAAAGTGTGAGTGACCTGCCTTATACTTATGAGCAAGCCTGTGGCACATTTTAACAACCTCCTTGATGCTTATGTTACTATCGCTCATAGCTTATCCTTTCCCTCAAGTTGATTGATACGCATCTCAGCATAGCGAATGACCTTCTCAAGGTCTGTGATCTCGCACTGAGCCTTACTCATTCCCTCGTAGGGCTTGTATCCTGCACGACTGGCATACTTGATGATATTCCCACGCCAGAACTCAAAGCCATTCTGCATGATGTATGTGATAGGTTCGATCTTCCACCGTGCATAATGCTTAGGTTCATTCACGATGTCTGCTGTATGTTCTGCCATTACGTTCTCCTTAAAGTTCTCTTGTTCTGCTATCAACTTTCGCCACTCACTGTTTATCATTACTCTTCCTCCAAACAGAAGCCACACCATGTGTCCTTGCTTGCATTACCACAGCTGACACACTTGCGCCACTTATTCTTTTCGTCACGTTCTTGAGAAGCCTTGCGTTCCTCTGGTGTCATGGGTCTAATCATAGTTCTTTCTACCCTCTGCTATCACCTGTTCATACTTAAAGAACAACTGCTCAAACTTCCACTGGTATAGCTGTTGCATACCCATCAAGGCGTTCATAAGTTCGTCTTGGGTAGGTTCACGTTCACCGTCACCTATCTGTCTGAAGACAACCTGAAGGTCATCACAGACATGCCAACAGTCCATTATCATTTGCTCTAAGTCATATAGTTTAGGCATTTGTCAAAGCCTCCCACGACACAGGGAACAACTCTTTCATCTTCTCACTGATCTGGTCAGCTACAATGCGTGTCTCCGCCTGTGTATCAGGCTTACAGCGTAGGTTACACATCTTCGCTATGGCCCCTACCGTTCCGCTCCAGAACCACTCCGTGTACATACTCTGGGGCAGTACCATACGGGCTTGCTCGGGGGCTACTCCCATGTCAAGCAGATCGTTGTAAGCAGTGAGACATGCCCAGTTAGCATCACCCCAGTCACCCACATCAACGACCCCATCAGACCCCTGCTTCTTATCCGCCGACTTACCACGCCATACCTCTGGTGTATAAAACTCAATATTTTCAGTTGTGTACCGCCTAGATATTTCATTCCAAGGCATATACTCATGTTTTTGAAGCTGACGTGCTACAAACATAGGCGCACGACATTGGAACGTAACCCATGTGTGGTTAAAGGGGCTTATGTGATTATGCTTGGCAAGGTATCGGATCAACCTAGCGTCATCTTCTTTGAGCTTAGGTGGCCCCCAAGGGTCATCCTCCATCTCACTACGCTTACCAAATGATACCCTAGCACTGTTTACGACCATAAGGTCAGAGCCAGCGTGTTGAATATACTCAGCTGTAATCTGTGTCATTATCATGTTCCTCTGCAAGTTTATTCAGGCGTTTTTGGGCGTCTATTGAGTCTTTAGCCATACGGTCTGGGGAAAAACCCATGTAAACACTTACAATCATACGGGCGTACAAGTCACCAAGAAAGTCAATCTCGTACTGCTCCAGCAAGTCTTTGTCTTTCCAGACCTCATCAAGATCGGCAAGCAACATCGGCAACTGTGCCACTGCAACTCGGTTAACCCCTTGATACATATGTTCAATATCCTCGGACAAGATCGGCAATTCTTCTAGGTTTTGTAACATTGTCTCTCTCCTGTAGTTAGAACGGTACCTCATTATTTCCATTGCGGGGGTCATTGAAGTATCCCTTTGCCAGATACTCCAGCCGTGGATCAAGGAGTTCCTCTAGCTCACGGATGATTGACTTGGGACGGATACCCATCTCTTCCAAGTGTTGCTCAAGTGTCATGTTAAACATTCTCATTTCCCTTCGGGTGCTGTGTAAAAAACGTGTGTGCCAATGCGACCATCTCGGTGGTAACTTTTGGCCCAATATGGTGATACTGAGGTAGTATGATAGTGGGTAGAGGTCAAGCCAATACGATCACCTTTTAGCACTGACTTAGCTATTGTCTCAGCTATATCAATCGCTTGTCTATCGAAGACATTGCTGCTGTACTTACGGTAATCATCAGATTTTCCATCGTGGGTGAACGAGAACTGCTTGTGTTGGAAGACAACGGCACAGATTTCGTCGGGCCAACGGGGTGATTCTACCCTAGTCATAACGACCTCAGCAACGGCCCTCTGTCCTTCCAGAGGTTCACTACGGCTCTCAAAGAAGACCGCTGCTGCTAGACACATAAGGGGTGTCATGTTCTTATTCCCCACTTTACCCTAGCTTCAGTTAAGACCTGACGGACTTCCCACTCCTCACAACCAAGGATGTTGCTGATCTCTGTGTAGTAAAAACCAGCCTCCCTCAACTTTATGATTTTAATCTTCTGTCGTATTAGAAGCTCTGGTGTTTGATCGAAACCTCTACCCATTACACCACCTCAATAACAGAGTCTTCATGGAAGCACTTCCAACTGTTCTCAGACACAGAGAAGATCGGGATGTAGCCATTGGCCTTCATAGTCTCACTGATAACACGACCTCTGGCATTACCAATGATGTGAGAGGCTGGACGAAACAGGCCATTGACCTTACGCTCACTACCATCTTTCTTGATAAACGTAACTGTGGCGAACTTAGTGCCACGAGCTTTAATGATTTCGCGTACTGTTGTTTTGTTCATAGTCATGGTGATCTCCTTAATTTCCACTGTGGGGGTCTCAGTCTTTCCATTTGTCTTCTGTCATAATGATCTTTCTAACCTGATTCTCACTGATGTCAAGCTCCTGTGAGATGGCCTCTGGTGTCATATCACGAGAGTATAACCACATCACGTTATCTTCTAGGGGTATAACGTCAATGATTGTAGTTGCTTTTACTTTTCCCATTAGCCTTCTCCTTATTTCCATTAGTAGGGGTAGTGTTCTTCTCGCACAAAACCCAGTGCATACTCAAGGTCTTTTAGATCGTATCCGTGAGACTGTAGCAGTATCGCAACACTCTTTGGACGCTCTGCAATAAGCTGCTCCATGTCAGGATCGAAGTCTACATCATCGTCATCTACACAGTAGACACTATCGTCTCTGTCAAACATATCCCACTCCGGTGACAGCTTGGTAGGGTCACGGGATATAACTAGCTTGGACCAGTCTGCGTTGATGCAACTGTCAGCTACAATCTCCATGAAGTCTAGGTCTTGGGACTCCTCACACTGGTGCTGCTTGAAGTAGCCTACGGATATGTTGGTACACTCTGGTATGATACCACGGTACTCGTTGCTGTCTGTGTATGAGCCGTATGGATCGTGCTTGTAGTCGCAGTTGAGTATGTCTGCGAGGCTGTCAACGAATGTATCTGAGCAGGTACGAACACCTGACTGATGTGTGATGATAGAGTTATAACCATAACGGTCAAAGCTGATAGCTGCGCTGATACCGCGTACAACCTCTGGTGTATGCTGCACGATATAGCTAGAGCCACGGCAACCAACTTCTTCTGCTGTGTGTACAATGTACAAACCCTCGATACCTGCCTCGATCATACGCAGCATGATGTAAACACCTGTAGTACAATCGGCGCCTAAGCAATTCTGTGTGGTGGTTGTAGCAAAGCCACCGGAGTCAATGACAACATTCTGTCTACCGCCATTCTCGTGTACTGTGTCATGGTGAGACATGAAAGCAATGGTAGGATTGCCAATGCGTAGGATGTAGTTGCCACGGTCATCTGGCTCACCAAAGACAGGACGTAGGAAGCGGTTGCAGAATTTGCGCTGGGCCTTGGTGCCCTCTGGGCGCATGTAAGATAGCATGTCGATGTAGTCTTTTGTTGATAGCATATAGTATTCCTTATTGTTGAACATTTTTGTAGATACCAAATTCCCACGGAGGGGTCAAGGTTTATTTCCACTGGTGGGGTCTTAATTTCCACTGTGGGGGTCTTAATTTCCACTGTGGGGGTCACGGTCATTTTCCACTGGGGGGGTCATTTTCCACCGGAGGGGGTCACATGAGCATATGCTTATATTCGAATATTTATATATGTTTATATGCTTATATATGGATATGCTTATATGCGAATATTTATATATGTTTATATGCTTATATATAAATATGCTTATATGCGAATATTTGAATACGATTTTATTCTCCGGCGGAGCCATTGCCAAGCCTGAGCTAAAGCCTGAGCTAAAGCCTGAGCTAAAGCCTGAGCTAAAGCCTGGGCTAAAGCCTGAGCTAAAGCCTGAGCTAAAGCCTGAGCTAAAGCCTGGGCTAAAGCCTGGGCTAAAGCCTGAGCTAAAGCCTGAGCTAAAGCCTGGGCTAAAGCCTGAGCTAAAGCCTGGGCTAAAGCCTGAGCTAAAGCCTGAGCTAAAGCCTGAGCTAAAGCCTGAGCCTGATATATTGGTGAGTCTTGTGTCTGATATATTGCCGGGCTTAATCCTCCTCAGTTGGTTATAGGCGGCAAAAAACCCGCGCTATAAACGCGGGCAAATTGCTTTCAGTTGGCTTTTGATTAGTTATAGAATCCGGCTTCAGCGGGTGCAGCAAATTCGATATGATACCCACCCAAACCCGCGATGAAAAAACCCGCGCCGCTTGAGTCTGCATAGGTGAAAGGTGATAGCGCCGCCAATAGGGCAAGCGCGTAAAGGGTCAGCGTTATTTTTGCCATAGTTTTCATATCAAGACTCCTCAGTTTCAAATAGTTCCAATTGCCGGTTTATAATTGTCAGATTGCCGTATTCGTCTTTTGAATACTCAAGCCATGGCTTCAGCGTAAATACAGACACCGGCTTTTGATAGGTTTCGCCGTTTATAACATATTCAACTTTTTTGGTGGTTATAACGTAAAATTCAATCGCCTGATCAAAGGTGCAATCAATAGGGACAGGTGCCTTTAGATCATTTGAGCGGATTTCACCCTCGAGACATTCAAAGAAATCACCCGAGTCAACGTGAAACCACTCGTCTGACTCTTCGCAAAACACTGCCTCATCAATATGGGTGACTCCTTCGCTTGTGTGGACGTAGTCCCCATGATCAAAGCAATATTGGCAAACACAAGAGTCGTTTATCAGCGTAACTGAGTGCTCAACGTGATCAGACTCGCCGCAGTCCTCGCAAGTGATATGGGATTCGAAATAGCAAGACTCGCAATAAGTTGCACCAATTGACTCGCTATAAAAGCCGTCATCTTCAGTTAACCCGCAATTACATTGTTCGCAGTGATATTCGTAACCACCCACGACTCCCTCAGTAGAGTCTAAGCAATATTCTGAGTTCTGAGCGCGGCAGATTCTAAAGTATTCGCCGCAGTCTTTTATTGATTGGTACTGATCCAAATAAGGTCCAAGCCAAGACTCACCACCTAAGCCTGCATCAATCTTTGACAATTTACAGTTAATCCAAGACTCTTTTTCGGGTTCATCACAGGCCGCGTTTTTTTCTTTGATATACTGAGATAGGATATCTGAAGCCGCATTGGAATTCGTATAGATAGGCGCTGCTGCATAGCGTCCTTTGCGAGTCGCTATAACCACCCGCGCAAGCAATTCACCCGCGCTATTTTCAACCCATGCTATCTCAAAATCACCTGAGCCATATATTGACGCCGGGTGGCCTGATAGGTGGTCAAATGAATAGCGCATACAACTTGCTGATAGACTCTTAAACTCAGCACCGAGTCTTGGATCAGATTTAGGCGCTTGTTTTTGAGTATATACCCGCGCGAAATCCTCAGGCTTGTTTCCTGATTTAACCACCAAACCTTGCAACGGAGTCACAAAATTATCCTTGAATACCTCAGCGAATTTAGCGCAATCGGAGTCACTTGCCATGGGTGCAATTTTCCTAAGCAATTTGCCCGGCTTTCCAACTGTACGGCGTCCGCGCTCCAAATCGTCCGCGCTTGTATATATAGCCATGAGTCTTGCGTCTTTAGAGTCGACAACCGGGCTTGCCCAAATAGCCATTTGGAAAGCAATATAAGAATCCGCATATGGTTCAATCGCTTTAGATAGTTTATGTAACAACGGCTCGTTATAGCTATCATCATTGCACGCTATGCAGCTTGTAAACTTGTTTAACGATTCAATGAATATCTCAGCGGTGGGTTTCATTGGTTGATTCCTCTGTTAAATTACGGACTATTCCACCGCCAAATTGACATATGCAGCGACTCTGGTCAATAGCACCTGAGAGCCATTGTAAGCCGTTTACATTGCCCGAAAAATATCTCCAGTCCACCTAGCTAGAATCTTTTTATGCGCTTAAAACGGCTGTATATTGGCTCTCAGGCTTATTTGTGTTTTGCAATGGGTTCAATTTGTTATCGTGCAAAAGTTCTGAGCTGAGGTAATACTGAGCTGAGGTTTGCGGGTTTGGAACGGGTGCAAGGTGCAAGGCGAATCGCCTATCCTCGCGCTTAAATTTGCCGGTTTCACTCAGATAAACGCTAAAGAGTCAAGAGTTTATCACGGTTGTTGCATAAATGTCACTCGCGTGAATTATTTTTTCCGGTTGGGTTTACTTTAGGTGGGACCCTTGATATTATACGCCAAACGATTCGGTGGACCCGTTAACGACCCACATATCCAAAACAAGAAAAAACATTAGTGTGATATAAATGCAACACCTATGCCACACCCAACCCCACAAGGTCCAAACGCCTGTCTATCACAACAGTGTGACATAAATAACACACAAATCCAACAAAATACAAAAAAAGTAAAAAACTTAGGAAACTTTTCTGAGTTTAGGTATGTATATATATATGAAAGGGTATTCGCCCGGTCCCTAGTTAAGGTAGACCAGTAATAAAGAGTATAGGTATATACTATAGTCTCTATGTAATACCCTCAATAGCATCCTCCCCCGTTAACCATAGTGAACCTAGTAAAGCAATCGTGTAGACGCGACTATGCCGATAGTGGGGGATGGACCTTATTTTGGTAGTACCCATGCCTTCTAATAAAAAACTTCCGTACAGTAATGTTATTGCCAAAGTTGTTAGACTTGGTACTGGTCAAGGTGTGACTGTTAGTGACATCTTGGCTGGTATCCAAAAGTATCAACATGCGCCTTCCAGCCTAGCTACCTTCTACAAGTTATACGGTAAAGATATGGCCGAAGTTAAGCTAGAGACAACTGGCAATATTGGTCAGGTGGTTGTTCAGAAGGCTTTAGACGGAGACCTTAAAGCTGCGGAGCTTTACCTTCGTAGTAAGGGTGGTTGGTCTCCCACACAAACTAATGTTGAAGTAGAGCAAACCATTGACCCCGACCTAGACGAGAGCGCATCCAGCACACTTATGTCGTTACTAGGATATGATAACAATGACCCCGAAGAAGAATCCACCTGCTCCTGTGAGGAAGATAACTGCCGATGCTCTTAGAGGATTACCTCAGAGTAAAGTTAAGGACATCTTCGATCAGCTAGGGCCACAGAAGACTGAGGAACTTAAGCATGACTGGATGTTTTGGGCGAGGGATAACCAACTTGAGCCTATTGATCCCGATTGGAATGTTTGGTTTATTAATGCAGGTCGTGGATTTGGTAAAACTCGCTCTGGTGTAGAGTGGGTACGAGAGAATGTTAAGCGTGGTGTCAAACGTATTGCTGCTGTAGCTTCCACTAACTCAGATATTGAACGAGTTATGGTCAAGGGTGAATCTGGTTTCCTATCGGTATGCTGGAAGAACGACAAGACACACGCAGGTAAGAAGATGGGGTTCCCTGAGTGGTCTCCAACCAAGCGTACACTTACATGGGAGAATGGAGCGCAAGTACAGTTCTTCTCCGCTGAGGAACCTGAGCGTCTTCGTGGGCCACAGTTTGAGTTAGCATGGTGTGATGAGACTGCCGCTTGGAACAAGGACATGGACACTTGGCAGATGCTACAGTTCTGTATGCGTCTAGGTAAACACCCAAGGATCATGGTTACGACCACCCCTAAGCCTACTAAGTTAATTCGTCAGATACTCAAAGACCCTAAGACTGTAGTTACCTCTGGTAGTACCTTTGATAACTCAGCCAACTTAGCTAGTACATACCTCACTGCTGTTAAAGAGCAGTACGAAGGGACTAGACTAGGTAGACAGGAGCTTTACGCTGAAGTCCTAGAAGAAGCTCAAGGAGCCTTGTGGACTACCGTAATGCTAGATGATGCCTCAGTCAAACATGAGGCTGTCCCAGACCTTTCCCGTATTGTCGTTGCACTTGATCCCGCTGTCACTGCCAATAAGGAGAGTGACATGACGGGTATTATTGTCGCAGGTATTGACATTAACGGTATTGCCTACGTCCTCGGTGATTATACTGATAGGTTATCACCACAGGGTTGGGCATCTAAAGCTATTCAACTGTATCACCACTACCAAGCTGACCGTATTGTAGCGGAGGTTAACCAAGGTGGTGACATGGTTAAGCAGACGATCCACGGAGAAGACCCTACAGTACCTTATAAGGCTGTTAGAGCATCCCGTGGTAAGTTCGCTAGGGCTGAACCTGTATCGGCATTGTACGAGCGTGGTTTAGTTAAGCATGTGGCTAATCCCCCTGATGGGGCTTCGCTGAACGAACTAGAGACACAAATGAGAACATGGGAACCACTAGGGTCGATTGGCTCCCCAGATAGACTTGATGCCTGTGTATGGGCAATTACAGACCTCTCACTCAACGGATATGCGAAACCCAAACTGACCCTCGCTTACTCAAGTGCCAAGGGACTTTCACAGAAATAATAATGGAACCTA